GCTGCGGGTTGCGCCCGAGATCGCCGCCTACCGCTACTCGCGCATCGCGGCACTTGCAAAGGGCGCATCGCACGAGTCGGCGGCATTCACACCGACGAAGGACAACATCCTCGGCAAGCTCGACGAGGAGATCACGAAGCTGCAGGACATCATCGGCGAGGATGAGCCGCTCGTCCTCATCATGGCGACGCCTGTCCGCACGATCCTCAATGGGGCAAAGGATGTGACGCGCTATCTTGATGTTGCGGACTTCAAGGCGGGCGCAGTGAATACGAAGGTGCGCACCTACAACGAGATCCCGATTCTCTCCGTACCCTCGGCACGCATGAAGACGGCATACGTTTTCAATGACGGCAAGACCACGGGACAGGAAGCGGGCGGCTTCAAGACGGACACGGGAGCGAAGTCCATCAACTGGATTCTCATGGCACGCCGTGCGCCGATCGCCATCCCCAAGACGGACAAGGTGCGTATCTTCTCGCCGGACGTGAACCAGAAAGCGGACGCGTGGAAGCTCGACTACCGCAAGTTCCATGACATTTGGATCCCGAGCAACAAACTCGCGGGTGTCTGGGTCAACACGGGCGCATAAGGAGGAACACGATGACAAGACTTGTACGGCTGAACGAGGTGCAGTACGCAGAGACGGAGCATCAGATCGCGGGACTCGTAGCGCAGGGCTTTGTCCCTGTGCCGCTTGAGGTGGCGGAGGTCAAGGAAGATAAGCCCACGAAGGGTAGCAAGGGCAAGAAGGAGAGCGGTGCAAAGGAGGGCGCTGCGCTGCCCGAGGGCGATGAGCAGCATTGAGGCGTTTCGGCGTAATCTGCGGCTTGCTGTCACGGCAAGCGCGGTAGAGGTTGCGACGTCCGCAAAGATGGAGCACCGCTATAAACAGCGGAAATCACAGCTTATGAAGGCGGTGAGGATTAAGCCGGATGAGCCAAGCATGGAAAAGCACGTCTACCTTGACGGCAATGTCGCGCCCTATGGCGTCTTTATCCACGAGGGCATCAAACCGCATGACATTTTCCCAAAGCGGAGGAAGGCGCTGCGCTGGGTGGATGGGAACAAATTCCTGTTCGCGAGGCGCGTGCGCTTCCCCGGATGGGATCCCGACCCCTTTATCTATGACGCGTTCGAATCCAATCAGGAGACGATCATGAATATATTTGACCGCTATACGGAGCGGGCACTGCGGGAGGTGGAGGATGCTATTACAAGCAGACGCATTACAGGATAAGGACGAACTGCTCGGCGCGTCCGTGACGGATGATCTCATCAAAGAGGCGGAGGAGTACCTGCGCGCTGCGGCGGCAGGTCTCGGCGTTGCGTGGGATACCGTGCAGCCGACCTACTATGTGCGGCGATTCCTCACGGTCTACGTGTTCCGCGAGCTGTGTATGCGTAAGAGTTACACAGGTACACAGACATGGGGAAGCGGCTCGGATGATCGGGACAGCTATGCGGGAAAATACAGTTTTTACCGTGACGAGATGAAGTGGCTTGAGGCATCCATGACGGCGGCCGCACTCACGGGCGAGGCGCAGACCGTTTCTTATGGCAGCATAGAACTGTATCGGGGGTGATTGTATGCTGTGGTTCAAGGTACTGGAGAGCCTGCGCGACTATCTGTGCGCGGCAGACATCGCCGATCAGGTCATCCTCGGCGGCTACAAGCCGAGCGATGTGCGCCCTGACGAAAACGGTAAAGGGCTGATTTTCATTCAGCGTGATCGCGAGCGTCCTGCGAGCGATGACCTTGTGCAGGATATGCGCGTGCAGGTCAGTGTCGATACGTGGGTGAAATCGAGCGTTTCGTATCTGGAAAAAGGCTACAGGGCGCTTGCACGACTTGAAGGGGCTTTGATGGACACATTGCGGCGCTATGAGAAGGAGACCACATACATCGCGGACGGTGTGCAGCTCATGCGGGTGCGTATTATCGAGACCGGCGGTGATGGGGACAGCGTACGCCCCCTCGTTGGCAGCCGCACATCACTTGAGATCATCGTCTATGAGGAAACATAAGGAGGAACGATATGGCACAACAGGCACGCGGATATAAGTCCGCGATGGTGATTGACTTTGAGTCCTCGTTTGGAGTTGCACCAGGAACGAAAAAGGGCGTCGTCCTGCCGATGAACAGCAACGATCTCTCGAAGGCGCAGACGCTCGTCGAGTCGGACACGATCACGAACACGCGCAACGATACGCAGCCGGCACTCGGACGCGTCAGTGTGGATGGCGACATCGAGATGCCGGCGGATTATGTGTCCTCGGGCTATATGCTCAAGGCGCTTTTTGGCAATCCTAAGACCACGGGGACAACGGCGAACAAGACACATGTCTTTACGGTCAAGGATAATCAGCCGTCCATCATCGTCGAGAAGGCATTCCCTGACCTTGGCAAATACATCCGCTACAAGGGTGTCAAGATTAACACCTTCTCCGTCGACTACGGGCAGGACAGCGAAATGACATTTAAGTATGGTGTCATGGGTGCGTCGCGTGAGCAGGATTCTGCGGCGTATGACAGCGCGGCAAAGGCGGCAAAGCTGCAGCGCATCGCGCAGAATCACGCCTATGTCAAGATCGACGGCACGGAGAGCCGCATCGTCAAGGAAGGCTCGCTTGAGGTGAGCGCGAACCTCGACGGCGATCAGTATGTTGTCGGAGGAGGCGGAGTGCGCGGGGATATTCCGGAGGGGCTGATGAAGGTCTCAGGCAGTCTCAAGGCACTCTTTGTCTCAACTGAGTGGATGGACAAGGCAGATACGGGCGCGGCGGTCGCCATGGAGATCGGCTTCAAACTCGACGAGAATACATCGCTCGTCTTTGCCATGCCGACGGTGCAGTTCGAGCCTTTCGATGCGCAGATCTCGGGTCCTGCGGGCGTCGTGGTCGAGGTGAAGTGGCGCGCCTACTCGGTGGACGGCGCGAGCATTGTCACGACGACGCTCAAGAATCAGCAGGAAGCATATTGAGGCAATAGAAAAAGCACCTTGCGGGCGCAGGGTGCTTTTGTCTTATGCTTTGCTCACGCCGAGTTCGCGCATAAGGGCGTTTTGCAGGATGTTTGAGAAGTTCACGTTCCGCTCCGTCGCGAGCGTGTCCAACCACTTTGGAAGCGAGAGCGTTTTCTTCACGGATTTTGCGTTATACATGCGGTCATATGCGAGCTTGTCAAACGGCACCATAACGGCGAACTGGTCACGCTCAAGCGGCAGATCCTGCGGGAGCGAAGGGGCGGGGTAATCGGCGGGAGAAACATCTTCGAGCATCAGCCCGATTGCGTCCTGCGCCATCGTAAGCGCCTCCTCTATCGTCTCCCCCTGCGTCATGCAGCCGTCGATGTCGGGGATAAAGACGGAATAGCCTGTTTCCTCCGTCTGGAAAACAGCGGGGTAGAAATATATGTGCTTCATGACTTTCCTCCGTTCTGAGAGGGCTTCAGCCCTGCTTCCTTTAGAAGTTGCCGCTCAATGCCTTTTTTGAGTTCTTTCGCGTGCATCGGGACGCTCAGTGTGATGTTGCGCCCGGGATGATGATACTTCTGATGAGAACCATTGTTGCTTTTGATATAGATAAATCCGTTCTTCTTCAGAAGACGAACCATTTCTTTTGGCGTCATCGGCATGACAGTACCTCCCTTGAGATTATTATACGCCATATTACGTATTGCTGCAATAAGAATTTAGGAGAAAATATTATGATAAACAAAACAACAAACAACATCCCAATCCGCTCCCTCACGGTGAAGGAGATGAGAGCGTTGCGCAAGGCGGGGTATGATCCCGCCTTTGCGGATAAGGAGGACAGCGCCGCAGCGGCCACGGGCATGGTGGACTGGATCCTTGATCACGTCTACGGAGATCAGATCACGGATGATATGCCGTACAGTGAGGCGTTCCGAATCGCGACGGACACTTACGCGATGACCTATGGTCGGGAGGCTGAGGTAAAAAACTAGAGGCCGTCTATCGGTGGGAGCTCTCGGAAAGCCCCGAATACTGCGCAGCGTGCCGCGAGGGGCACGCGCGGGGGGGGGGGGGCGCGGGGGCTCGGCGGTG